ATGAAGTACAGCCATAGCATTTGTCTCCATGTGTTGAGTTGGCATTTTCCAACTACTACCTACAAAAGAATTAGCTGCAAAATTGATAAAATAATCAGGCTGATGTTCAGCTATAACTCTTTCTGTATTCTGCGGATCTGAAACATCTAAATCAATAAGAAAAAACCTGTCGTTATCTTCTAGGTGTTTGATGTTTTTATGGTTTTTAACACTAAGCCTTCTAGCTCCACCAATAATTGTGTGCCTTGTCTTTTTCAAAAGATAGTCAGCCATAAGGCTACCATCTTGACCTGTTACTCCTGTGATAATAATTTTTTTCATGCGCTTTTAATCCAATCTTCTAATTTTACTTTTGGTGTCCAGCCTAAAAACTTTGTAGCTTTATTGTTGTCAGCTAAAGTAATTCTAGACTCACCCTTTCTTTCTGAAATATAGACAAAATCACCTGAAATTAAATCTTTAATTTCTAGTATAGAATAATTTTTGCCTGTTCCGATATTAAATAATTCTCCGACAATTTTTTTATTATTTAAATCTGATGCTAAAATATTTGCTTCCACAACATCTTTAACATGGGTAAAATCTCTTCTTTGTTCTCCATCTCCCACAATTGTCATTGGTTCACCATTCGCTTTTTGTCTAAGGAATATTCCTATAACTGGAGCATATTGACCCTTTACAGGTTGCCTTTCTCCATATACATTGAAATATCTAAAAAATACTGTCTCAATTCCAAATAGATCTGTATACATTTTACAAAGCTCTTCTCCCCCAACTTTGCTAACAGAGTATGGGGTTAAGCAATCCTTCTGCATAGTTTCTAAATTTGGAATTTCATTTCTTAAGCCATACGCAGAAGATGTAGAGCTGTAAATTACTCTTTTTACACCTGCTTCTTTTGCACATTGTAATACAGTGCATGTTCCTAGAAAATTTGTCTTAGCTGCTAGGATGGGGTTTTCTAAAGTGGGCTGTATGCGAGCTTCAGCGGCAAGGTGAAAAACAATATCAACATCTTTAAACAACGGTCGGATGTTTTCATATTCGCAAATGTCTAACACATAATTTTTACATTTTTTATTCCAGTAAAATTTGTTATTAGAGTCGCTAGATTCGTTATCAATTACAATAACATCAATTCCTTTGGAAATTAGTTCATCTACTAAATTAGAACCAATAAAACCAGCTCCTCCAGTAACAACTGCTTTTTTCATTTATAAGTTAAATTTTCTTTGTTTAAGAAGTTTTGCCAGCCAGCAGATAAAATTTTACCTTTTCGGGCAAAATTGAAAACCAATTCTTTATGTGGGTCTAAGATTCCACATTTGCTATCTGTTAAAACATCTCTACCTTTGATTTCAAAATCCCAAGGAGAATATGAAGGATCTAAAACTTTCTCAAAAGAATCTTTTTTCCAAATACTTAATTGTAATGTAGCTAAATTATTGCAATTAGGTAACATCTGATAAAAATTAGGAATATCTGTATGAGCTAGTTTGTATCCCCAAAAATGAGAATTAGATATAAGAGCTACTTTATCAAAATCTTTTAACTTTAAAATTTTTAAAGCTTCTTGAATGTATCCATCGACATAAGTTGTGAAGTAATAATCGTCTAAAGTAAAAAGAATATATTCGGTTTTAATTTTTTTTAAGCTATCATAAATTCTTTCTCCCCAAGGTTTATGCCCAGCAGTAAGAATATTATAACCTTCTAAACTTTTAGTTTCGCCTATAACAAGAGGTTCAGCTAAATTACTATACCTTTTATAAAGTGTAAAAAAGTTAGGCAACAAATCTAAATACGAATCACAAGTAACTGTAATCGTAGTGATTTCTTTGTTAAAATTTTCTTCGGTCATATTAAATTTTTTATTTCATCTTTAGTGAATTGATCGACCTCATTTGAATATGGCCCTTCATCCATTACTTTTTCATGCAGATTCTCACCTTGTTGCAATCCGATAACTTTTACAGGGACATCTTTTCCGTTTCCGTATTTTTCGATCATGGCTTGTAACAAATTATCAATGTTCATTGATTTCATATCAGGACAATAAGGAGAAGAATCGTTTGCTTTTTCTAAACAATCAAAAATCAACTCTATAGCTTGTTGGACCGTCCAAAAAAACCTAGTCGCTTTTGGTTCTGTGACGATAACTTCTTTGTTTTGTTCTATTAGTGATTTCCATTTACATAAAACAGATCCTGTTGAATATAAAACATTCCCATAGCGAACCACTCTATATTTACAGTTTTTATTTAGTTTTTCAAATTGCAAAGACAATCTCTCCATTAAAAGCTTTGTCGCGCCATATACACCAGATACTTGCGCTGCTTTATCGGTAGATATTGACAATATGAATTCTAACTCTTGCTTTAACGATTGATTAAAAATATTTAAAGATCCTATAGTATTGCTTTTTATATTTTCTCTTACAAATGTTTCAGCTAGACCAACATGCTTAGAGGCAGCTAGATGAAAAACAGCATGGACATCTTTCATAGCTTGAACTACTTCAAATTCATCACTTATATCTCCACTGTAAATTTCTATAGAGGGGCATGTTTCTTTTAATGAAATTAAAGTCCCCTCATCTCTGCCAATCACTCTTACTCTGCCACCATCAGACAATATTTTTTTTACCAAAGGCTTTCCCAGAAATCCACCACCACCAGTAACTAAATATAATTTATTTTTTTTAATTTTCATTTATTATTTTTTAAATTCTAAAACATTCATTACCAAATACAAGTTTGTTGTGATGTCTCCCCTCCAAAATGATAGTCTCTATTTTTACCAACTACCCAAGGACTAATTGTAGAACCAATATCTATGTAAGTATTAAAAGGATTTGCTTTGTGAAGCTCATAACTTAAAATGTTACCAAGTGGCCCACCTGCAAATAAAAACAAAGCTCCTTCAGATTCTTTAGCTTTTTTAACACCTAAATTTATCCAATGAGATAAAAAAGGCTCTTGCCAAGCTTTCATATTAAGCGGGAAATATTTTTTAATTTTAAATGGCATTTGTTTAGAGATACCATTTTCATTAGCAAAAAGAAAAACATCTTCACCCCAATTATTAAAGATGGGGATAAAATCTTTTTCAAAGTATGGATAATTGCTATTAACAAATAAATTAGCCCAAGTTACGTTTTTTGTTTTTACAGTATCTCTCATCCACTGAACATGATCTTTAGGTTGACAGCATGGACAACTTATTCCAACAATGTAATCATCGTGGTCGTATTGAAAAGATTCTAAAAGAAGAGATTGTTCTTTTTGATGCAAGTCAGGAGAAAAAGTCCAATTATCACAATTGGTTATAGCTTCATTCCTTAGAATTTTATATTCACCATCAGCATATTTAGAAAAAGAAAAGTTTTCTTTTGCTTTAAGCTTTTCAGTTAAATTAATAAAATCTTGTCTAAACTTTTTCATCAAGTATTTTTTTTATCTTTACTGAAGACTTGCCGTCTCCATAAGGGCATTTCTCTTCGATTTTGTAATTATCTTCTAAATTATTAAATATTCCACATAATTCTTTAGGTGACTGGCACATGATTAAATGCCCAGAATTTTTACCTTCTGGCCTTTCAGTTGTCTGCCTACAAACTATGACTTTTTTATTAAAGAAACTAGCCTCTTCTTGTAAACCTCCGCTATCACTAATTACAAGTTTTGATTTTACTAAAATATCCAACAACATCGAATGAGGAAGTGGATCTAAAACATTTACATAATTTAACAAATGTTTGTGCTGTTGCACATTTGGGCTTGGGTGTAAAGGTAATATAAATTCTAATTCGCTGTTTTGTTTAGCTAAGTCATTAACAGCTTCAAACCATTCACTCATGTGTTCATGATTTTCTCTTCTATGTAGAGTTACTAAGACTTTATTGCCATATTCACATTTTTCCTTGTAGGGTAAAAGATTATCTAAAACTGTATTACCAACCACATAAGAATTGCCGCTTGCCAGTTCATTAAGCAAATTACCTTTGGATAAAGAAGTCGGACATAAGTTTACATCAGAAATTCTTGAAATCATTTGTCTGTATCCTTCCTCTGGATATGGATGTCCAAGGTTATAGCTTCTAAGACCAGCTTCTAAATAATAAATTTTTTTCTTTCTATGAAAAGCCGCCACAGCACAAGCAAAAGCAGAAGCTGTATCTCCTTGAATTAAGACAGAATCAAAATCACCTTCTGGGAATTGTAACAAACAGTCACTGATTAGTTGATCTAGTCTATTTTTATTTTCATTTATTTTTATTTTATAATCCGTGCATACATCTTTTAAAAGATCAACATGTTGCCCAGTAAATAAAAGCTGATAATTATCTAAAGTTTTTAACAGGGGTTTTACCTTTAACCACTCTGGTCTTGTTCCAAAACAAATTAATATTTTCATTACAACCTCAATAGTTTGAATCCTTTTTTATAGTAGTGATCTAAAGATAAACCAAAATCAATTCCATTAGAGTTGACTGAAATAGCATTTTTATCAACACCGTACTGCATAGCCTCTTTAGGTTTGCTTCCCCAAAGATCTAAATCTTCTTTTGGATGAGGTGGGACATAAGTGTTTAATCCTAAATATTTCTGTATAGAATATGAAAAATGAACATCCTCCCCGCAGATATTATTTAATGGAGGATTAGTTTCTCTCCAAAAAGCGCTTAAAAGATCCCTATGAAAAAACCAAGAATGACCCACGATGTCAACTTGTTTTTTTTCTTCGTTTGGATTAGGCCATCCGAATCTTTCAAATGATTGATATTTAGTATCATTAAAAATAACACCAACTGTTCCATATAGGCCATTTTCTTTTTCAATGTTTCCGATACAATTTTCTGTCCATTTTCTTCCTGGAATTGTGTCATCATCTAATAAGCAAATGTAATCAGATTTAGAATTTAAAGCAAAAGCAAATCTAGCCCAAACTCCATAATTATAATTATTATGAGAAACTTTTAAAGACCCTTCATCGTCTCGGATAATAAATGAATCCTCTGCTTTTTCTGGTTTATTCTGCCAGATCATAAGCTCATCACAGTTTACTGTTTGATTAGAAATTGCGTCTACTTGATCCTTAAGAGTATGAGGGCGCTGCCAAGTGTTTAAAATATAAGTTACTTTTTTCATTATTTAAATAAATTAAAATTAAGACATTTAGGGTCAAAATCTCCCCATATCTGTTTATAAGCTTTTTCTGAAATATCTAAATCTTTGAATTCAGCCCAATCATCAATAATGACCATAGGAATTCCTAGTTCTTTAAAATCTTCTACCCCATCCCAGCGAGTTACAATTGGGATGCTTTTCATATAAATAGACTCCCAAGTTTTATGGCAATCTAAACCATTGCCTACAGGAGATATAGTAAAATAAGACTTTGCTATGTCTGTTAAATATTTATCTTGAGTTAATTCTACAAAATTATCATGATCTCTTATAGAGGCTGCATTTGGATAATTTTTTTCTAATTCTAGATTATAACGAGAACCAATTTTATTTAGACATTCTTGTCTAGCTCTTGGGTTTGTAGAAATATTGAAGTTAACATATACCTCTTTACATTTCTCTATTTTTTGAGATTGTATTTTTTTAAATCTCTCTTGGTTCCCGTGAGACCATTTTGGATTAGCTATACCTATGGGAATAGGTTTTACTTTAGGATGACGAAAATTTAAATTTTGAGTATACCACTTTTCTACATTAGGAAACAAATCTAATACATATTTTACTGCTTGTGGTCCAAAATTAATATCAGAATTATGAGTAATTAAATTAAACTGTTCTGGTAGTTTAACAGAACCAATCTTCACATAAGTGCTTAATATCGAAAGATGTTCTGGTTTACAAAAAACATAATTATTATCTAGAGTTTCATCTTCTTTAGGAGAAAATTCTGGAGTTCTAGCATCTTTATAATTACTTAATTGTAATTTACAATGTTTCTTAAAGTAAGTTCCGCAAATAAAATTCATTTTAAAGCCCTTTCCCAAAATATAGATGGAGCGTTTTCACAACCATCTTTAAACTTCTCATAACCGACATCATTAAATTCAATATACGCTCCTATTTTTGATTTGTCACCTATGATCTCTTCAATACCACATAAAATTGCCTCACCAATCATTCTGCAAAATGGTTCATTCACTATAGGTTGATGAAAAATAGCTTTTGATGACTGTAATATCAAAGGGATATCCTCATATTCGGCGTGACCATTGAAATTAATATTAGAACAGTCTTTAAAAGTTTCTTGAGGGGAAATTTCTCCCCAACCAAAAACATCTATTTTTCTATCTGGGTTTTGAGCAGCAAACCTAATTAAATTTTTTAAACCTTTAAGGGGATGTAAATAACCGCAATAGACTACATCGTATTTTTTTTCATGGTCAGATTTTTTAAACTTAGAAGTATCGATAGCATCGTAAACGATCTCTACATTATGAAAGTAATCCCCATATAAATTTTTAAAGTAATTGTAATGATAATTACTTAAGAAAAAATTCTTTTTAGATTTCGAAAATAACTCTAACCTAGTATCATCATGCAAATATGAACAAGAATCATGTTCAAGCCTAATTGAGTTAGGCATTTTAAGAATAAAAGGAAGCTTTTCAGGAGAAATTTTACTAATTACCTCA